AACATTGCCAGGCGCAGTTGTTACTAATGCCATAGCAACTTGACCAGGATTGTAATAACGAGAACGCTTATCTTTAGATGATGGTTTTCTAGCTTCAATTCTAAGGGATTGAGATAATGCCCCAGTATCAACTGGTGCTCTCATTCTAGCCATAGCCAAAACAGGTTTCATGGCTTGCCTAACACCGCTTACAAGAATTTTCTTTTGATCCTTTTCGCCAAAATCCGCTTGAATTTCAGTAAAGACTTCTTCAAGTTCTTTAAATCCTTTGAACTGAAAAGTAATCTTATCAGCCATACTACTCCCCGTTTTTAATCATCTTTTGATAAATGGCGTTATTTAACTTAACGACATAATCAACGACTTCTTCTGGGGATAGTTTATCGGCATGGCGTTTAGCAATTTCATACGCTGTATTGATGCCAGCAATACGCTGTTGTTGAAAGCCAAACCAGTTTTTTGTACCACTACTGGATTGGCTAATCAGATAGCTAAGTAGGTCGCTATTATTATTTATTGTTGTCATATTGTAAAAAAACCCCCGTAGGGGTTTCTATTAAGAGTTGTTAGACCAACCATATTGGTTGCCACGAGGATGCAGAGTAAATACAGCTTTAGCTTCTGCGCCAGGTTGAGCATCGATATGGAATTGGCTTACACGACCATTGAAAGCGTAAGCAATAGTGTTAGAACCATCAACTGCGGCAATAACATAAGTACGCTCAATAATTCCGCTATAAGCATCATCACGAATCTGCAACAAAGCTGTTTGACTTGGATTCCAAGCGGCAGTAATTGTCATAGAAGTAGGTGCTGACTGTGTAGGGATTTTGTCAGATTGACGGCTACCAGCAACCATGAACGATGCAACTGCATCATCTTGACCGAAAGCTGGGATAGCTTCTACAGGAACTAAATAGCCAGTAGAGCCAGTACCATTAGCTTCTGTGCCAACAATATCGCCAATTTCGCCTGTCCATGTAGCAAGCTGACTTACAGGTAATGATGTTTCATCAGCTTGAACCCATAACGATGCTGAAAATCCAGGTAATACTTGATTTGGAATTGCCATGATAAATCCTTTAATTAAAAGTTAAATAATTCTATCTTATTAAGCTGGAATATCCAAGGTGCAATCCAAAATAATCTGGTGCATACCAATCGTATCGTCAAATGTATTATACAACCACATTAAATCAGCCTTGGCAATCCAAAAACCACCAATGCCACCAAACTGTCCTTGATAACCATGTAAGGCTTGGGCTATCTCATTTTCTATTGTAAATCCATCTTCTAGTTTTTGCGTAAAAATGGATATTTGAAAAACTGGGGTATCAATACCTTTAACTTGCTGTGGTCCTGTATATACAGGCTGATGCACATTCCTCAACTGCCAGGTAATAAACTTAGTCTGGGTTTTAACAAAGTTTCGGTTAAAAAGGGCATAAACAGGCACAGGATCAACAATAGTGCTAAGTTGAGCCTGTATAGCTTCTGCATAATTAAGGACATTATTCTGGCTCATACTGGGGCTGTCGGATCATTTCTGTAGCAAAGAAGGGTAATGTTCATACGATCATTAGATTCCATGCAATCAGTAATTCGATAATCATTTCCCCGCCAAGTAACAGAATATAGATTTTGATTATCTACAATCTCTTTCATATTGGGGGTGTAATTAAAAGTAAGGTCGGTTAAATCAGAATAAATCCTGTATTTCTCCGAAATTCTTAGGCTGTTATGAACATCTTTAACCCTAGCACGAGTTTCAAACCAAGGGGCAATCGTTGTGGTTTGCTCCCCGTATGTGCTAGTGCCGTTTGTAACATTGTTAATGGTTACATTTTCATAACGAGCTATTCCCATTACATCACCAAAGGTTTATAGCTTCTAAGCAACTGAGCCACGCCAAAAGGAATTTCTTGTAGCCCGCCAGCAACTGTATTGCTACGATTGTTGTATAGGTGGGTCAAAAGAAGCAAAGCCGCCTGTTTAATTACAGGATACTGGGCTAATGGGTTGGCATTAGTGGTATATACAACAACTAATGGATTTGTCATTACTGTATTGATGTCATTAGGAATGGCATTAATAATTACCTTGTTTCCTGTAGGATCATAAAAATATTCGGTAGCGACTATCTTTGTTAAAATAGGTGGCTGATCGCCATTCCAATAGCTTACTGAATTAATAACAGTTCCAGCGGTATTTCTAAAGTCTTGGGACACCTCTGGCAAGTCTAAGGCTGTCTGCATCCCCATAGCCTGATTTACAGCCCCATAGTAGGCTTTATATTGGATAGGGAATATGGACATACCAAGATAGTCCTCAATCGCCATACGGGTCGCTAATTCAAGCCCAAGCAGATAGCTGTCTTGGCTCTCATCATTGAAAAGATTAAGCTGATTGGTAATCTCATCAAGGGTAAGCCATGAAGTAAGAATATCACGGCTTACTTGCTCAACTTTTTGATAACTCCAAGGGTTTCTAGGCGTACCAGAATACATCCCTATTGCTATGTTAGATGACATAGATTGCCTTAATCAAACCAGCTTAAACGAACTCCAGCATATACATCACGAATTGTAGAAACCATACGCTTTTCAGCATACAAGGTTACAAAGCCTGGTTGAGTCTGTTCAAAACGCTTAAAGGTAAATTCTTCATTATCTGCAATAGTAACAAATCTTGACCAATCAGCTAAATAAACAGGGAATTTTCCTGTGCCGCCTTCCACATCCATATAAGGATTAGGGATAACTTCATGTCCAAAAATATTGCCAACTGCGCTTCCATTGGCATTACCTACTTCCAAAAATACTGGCATACCATTGCCACCAGTTAATTCACGCAAATTTTGAATAGTAGTAGGATGCATCATCCAGCAAGTAGAATCATAGTTCCAATATTGTGCTGGTAATGCAGAAGCTAAAGCAGTAATGTCGTTGTAGTCTAAAAATTCGGCAGTTTGCGCTACTGTTAATACAGTATGAATACCATCATCTAAAGCAGACCCATTTGTTCCAAAAGATGCTTCAGATGTTGAGCTTGGATAATAATTTAATCCACGCAAACCATATTCAGCACCAGTTGTAGTAGTTCCTGAACCTGATTGGTCATCATTGAGCATCATTGACAATGCTTCTTGCTGTAAAAATTCTAAAGCTAAATCCATTACTACTGATTCTTCTAAATTATTAATATCAGAAAGAACGGCAGTACGAATTGGAATCTGTGCAGAAATAACTTTTACTGGAATCTGCCAGTAAGAAGTATCTTCGCCTGGTGTTCCCACATTGGGAGTAAAAGTATAGCCCCAAGGATTATCAGGGTTAGTTGCATTACCAGTTTTTGCTACAAAGGCTTCATCTGAGCCAATGGTTGTAATTTGTCTTGCATAAGTGCGAATAGGGTTAGCCATACGCAATGCGGCAAAAGAATCATCATAAATTGTACGACCACCAATCCCTGATCCAGAGCCAGTAAGATCGGATGCTTCGTTGAGTGTTAATTTTGATTCGCCTTCAACTAAGGCTTTTTTAATGGCTTCATAAATTAGAGTGGTGTTCATATTTCAATCCAAATAAGTTAAAAAAAAGGCGGGGGATTTCTCCCCCATCCTTTAATCAGCAGTATGAGTGCTACGATATGCAACTAACGCAAATGGATCAACTACAGAAGATGCTAAACGCTTCTCGCCGTAGAAAGTGATAAATCCAGGTTGAGTTTGGTCGTATCTACGCAGAACCATGTTCAAACGATCAACAATAGCATGACCTTTTGTCCAATCGCCAAAGAACATTGGGTACAAGTCAGCTTTAGGACTAGAACCAACATCATTTGGACCATCGCAATACTTATTAACAACAACATCAAAGCCAAGCAACTGACCTACGATGCCATCTGTACGAGCAAGACCATCAATGTAGATTGGGCGCTTTTGGTCATCAACTAATCCACGAATAGCTTGTAACTGTAGTGGGTTAATCATGAACTTAGCAGATTCAGTCCAGTATTGATTTGGCAAGCTGTAAATAAAGTTCACTACATCTTTATAAGTAATGTTGTTAGTAGTTGTGCTTGTGCCATTGGTTGTGATTTGGTCATAAGTAGTGATTGTTGATAAACCATTACTTGTTGATACACCACTTGAACCATAAGCCGCTGGATGAACAGTACCACCAGCGTAGGTGCTTGAGTAAGCATATTGATTCAAACCACGCAAGCCATTTGTTCCACCATAAGTGCTTGGTGAATCAGTTTGGTCGTTGTTCAAAATCATAGATTGAGCTTCAACTTGACCAAATTCAGCCATCATGTCAGAAACAATGTTGCCTTCCAAACCATCAATGTCATCAAGAGTTGCTGTACGAACAGGGAACTCACAGTTCAAATCTTTCAACACTAATTGCCAAATGTTGGTGTTTTGAGTTGTTGGAGAACCATTGTTTTGAATTGCATAGCCCCATTGAGCACCAGCATTGCCAGTTTTTGCACGGAACTGATAAGCAGAGCCATCAGTAGCAACAGAACGAGAAACTCCACGCAAAGGATTGGTTTGACGGAGTGATACAAATACAGGATCGTAACCAGTACGACCACCGACATTGTAACCAGAACCATAGCCCGCTGGATTACCCAACTGTGAACCATCTTCCTTCATGTAAGCATCATACTGATCTACTGATTCAAACAGTTTGATTTCTTTTTCAACTTTGTTGCCAGCTTTATAAAAATCACGAATCTGCTCACGAACAGAACGATTAAGTTCCTGTGAAATAGATGTATAAGTTTTAACAATAGCTGGAGCTTGAACTTCAGAAATCTTAGCTTCTAGTGCGGCAACTTTTTCAGCAAATTCTGCTTTAGCGGCTTCAACAGTAGTAGCAACTTCAGCTTTTACTTCTTCAATCTTAGCAACAGAAGCCGCTTCGATTGTGTCTAATTTTTCAATAACTTCTTTCATGATAATTCCTTTATTTGATGCGTTTAGATAATGCTTTCAACAGTTCTCTTTCCTTTAAGGCTTGGAGAATTGCATCAGCTTCATTGACCACCGCTTCCGACTCACTCGGTATTGGGGCTACCTCAACTGTTTCTGGTTCAACATCACGCTGTTCCAATACTTTTTTGAGGATTGAAGATGCGGTGGTCGCATCTTTTCGGGAAAGCCCAGCATCACGCAAGGATTTTTCGATTAGTCTAGGGTTTGCATTGCCATCAGCATCAAAGTATTCCAGCTTCATAACTTCTGCCGCTGGATTGTTTGGATACATTACTACTGACACTTCACGCAAGCCACCTTTAGTAATTTGGAAATAGCCATCGCCTTCATCAGCATCAATGCCAAGAGCAACGCCATTCTCATCTACCATTTGTGCTTCATCTGCAAAAGCACCAACGGAAACTCCACCAAATAGATTAGGTGAAGATTTTAAAACTTCATAAAGATCAGCACCGCCAGAAGTGTTCATAAACAACTTCCCTTTAGCGGTCATTCCTTCTTTATCAAAATTAAACTCATCCCATTGACCCATAGGCATCCCCATATCATTATGATTAAGGAACATAGGTAATGGTTTGCCAGTTTGTGAAAATTCATCTGCCCATTGAGCAAAGCCTTCTGGCTGATAATTAAATTTGCGACCATCTTGTCCAATTCTGGACCCCCAAGAAGTCACTCTAGCTTCAATTAATCCACTAGGGTTTGAGCTTTCTTTTGAGGATTGGTTTAGGCTTAACTTTGCTTCGCAAAGGAAATTTAGGCTCTGATTCATTGACTATCCCATTCTTAATAGATTGATTATCGTCTGTTATTTTATATTGGGATTTTGTATTTGTTGGAAGTTTAACATTATTTTTGATTAACTGATAACCGAATATTCCAACAATCTTATTAATTGTATTCATTTAGGTCTTTCCTATATTCATCTTTTTGGTTTGACTTCCGCCGCCACCGCCAGTATCTTGCGGGCTACTTCCTGGCAATGGTTTTGCATTTGTCATTTTAGATGTTAAATCATTAGCATCATCTAATTTTGCCATATTCAAATATTCTCTTGCTTCATTAGGAGTCATAATACCACCAGAAACACCAGCAGTTGCAAAGTTCATTTGATCCAAAGCCGCACCTTTTAAGAAGTCTTTAGTATCAAATCTGATACATAAGTTTGGATAACCCTTTAATAAATGGCTATTGAGCTTCTGTTCAGCATTAATTACCATAGGATACATGGTTGTTTTATAGAACTCATCGAGCATTGTCTGGGTATTATTGTATTTTTGATCGGCAATTCCCATCATTGCTGGGGGTACGCCAAATAAACCGCAAATACGCTTCATGGTTTGAATCTTTAATTGGGCGGCATCTGCATCTTGTAGGGTTAGCATTTTGACTGTTTCAAACATCATTCCTTGGTCTAACAACATTCCCTGACCAGGTTTGCTCAAATCAGAATCCCTAGAAGCGGTCATATTTGACCATGCTTCTTTTAATCTACCAGCAATTTCCTTGTATTTGCCATCTGGAATTACTTGGTCTGTGCGAAATAATCCGCTAGGCTTTGCGCCATTTTGCATGACAAAGTTAGCATAAAGGTCAATATCTTGGTCTAAACCGACTAATTCGCTTGCCAAAATACCTTTATTAAAACCAGCAACGCCTTGCCAAGCGGCTTCGCTAATGTGCATTACCTGATGTGCCGCTAAAGGCTCATCCTTGTTAAACCCGTAAGTTGGGGTAGATAAACGATAAGAAGGGTAACGAGTTGGGGTAAGTTGAACAGTAATTAAAGTTGCATCAAGGTTATACATCTCTAATGGAGTAGCTAAAGAGTCTTGTTGGTCTTTTCTCCACCAAAGGGTAAAGCACTCACCAGCTAAGTCTTGCCACATTGACCATTGATACCAAAACTCATATTGACTCTGGAAATTATTAGGTTGTTGCAAAAGATTAGTAACTTGCTTGGCTTTGGCTTTATCTCTTGAGCCAACCTTGTCAGAAGCAATCGCTTCTACAAAAGTGCCATCATCTGCTTTATACATAATCTTAATTGGAAGCTGGGCTAATGCTCTAGCCTTAACGCCTACGCAAGCCATCACAGTCGAATTGCGACTGAGAACTGACATATCTACAACTCTGCCAGATGCTGTGGTACTTCCTGTGGTTACATACAGTAGTTGCTGGGAAACTGTTTGTCTGCCAGCCGCACCCTGATAAATGACATTATTACCAAGTTGGGTTTGTCCGAATAAGGTATTTGATTCCTGTTGAACAGTTTTTTTCTTACTGAAAATATCTAAAATACCCATATTTATCCTTGGTTTTAAATCATTTTTTTATATTTTATATCAAAAAGTTCTAAACCCAAAGCTGTTTGATGTAAATGGATTATCTAAAGCGCAATGAAACGCAATAATCATGGCAATAATACCATCAACTTTATGTGCTTTGTCGGCTTCGTTTTTTCTCACCTTAATGTTACCATTCACATCGGTAAACACTTCACAACCCCCTAACTGCCATCCTACAAATGGGTTGCCATCATGTTTAATATTTTTTCCTAAAATCATTTTCTCAACGAACTTAGAAGGATTATTTAAAACTGCCATTCCCTGACCTACCTTTTTTACAGGAATCCCAGAATCATGCAAACGAGCAACCAAACTAGCCGCATTATAAGCATCGTAGCCTACCTCTTTTACATTGTATTTTTCGGCTTGCATCTTGATAAATTCACTAATTTCCCGATCATCCATGACATTACCCTCGGTCAGTTTAAGGATGCCAGATTCTATGGCGCACCTGAACACATCTTGGTAATGCTTGGGAATTAATCCAAAACCTTCTTCTGGTAAAAAAAACTGCCAACTAGCTTCAAAGTCAGATTCACCAAAACGCTTTAGGGTACAGACTGCGTTTAAGTCCCTAGTTGCCGCCAAGTCAAATCCAATGAATACATCATCGCATTGGCGTTCTTCTGTAATTAAGCAAGCTGAATCATCCCAATAAGCTCTGTCTATCCAAGCAGAATTAGCACTAACAAATATGTTAAGGGTCTTACATAAGAACTCATTAAGAGTTGCTGGTTTATGTTTGGCTTCTTCTGCCCTGTCCTTAATAGCATCGTCAAATACGCTAATGCCATGCATCGGATTAGCTTTTGCCCAGTTCACAGGGTCTTTCCAATCGTCTTGCAAATCTAAGCCATAAAGCAAACCGAACCATCTAGGGTTATCCCCTATATCGCCATTTAAGATAGATTCCATCATATCCATATCTTCATAGAACTTGGTGTCTTTGGTAAAGCTGGCGGTAGTGATGTAAACCCTTAATGGATTACTCCTAGCAACCATGCCTGAATGTAAGACTTCTATGGAGTTGCGATCTACGATAGCACTAGCTTCATCCACAATAACGCATGAGGGATTCTTACCATCGCCTGTCTTTTTGGTATCTCGGCTCAAAGCCTTAAACATAGACTGAGAATCGCCAGCTTTTTTAATTTCATATTTGCTGACATTAAACTGATTCGCCAGTTCAGTATCCATGTTCTCAATAAACCCTTTTGCGGCATCGAAAACAATAGATGCCTGTTCCCTGTTAGTAGCTAGGGTAAAGACTTCTGAACCAGCTTCTCCACATAGTAATTCATAAAGACCAATGATGGATGTTAGTGTAGACTTACCAGCCTTGCGGGGAATAAACAAAATGACATCCCGCACCATTCTATCGGCATGATTTTTCTTAGACCTGAACCCATAGATGGCACAGATGAATAGAATTTGAAAAGGCTCTAGCTTTACGGGTTTACCCGCATCAGGTCCTTTGGTATGTTTTAGGGCAGATGCAAAGTTTAAGACATGGGTTGGATAATCTGGGTCAAACTCCCATTCCCATTCCTTGTTTTCTAATTGATTAAGAAAACGCTGGCAAGCCAGCTTTACATTGCGGCAAACATTGATTTCACCTTTTGCTACCTGAACTGCATATAGAACACCATCTTGCCAATCCATTAACCTTTAGGTCCTCTCAAGAACTTAGCAACAGAACTGTTTTCTTCAGCTTTGCCAGAGTTTAATCTGCTTCTAGGGGTAAGCCCTAACTCATTCATTAAAAGGATAATTTTGGCTAAAGTCTTTTCCCTGATAGCTACATGAGGGTTAGGACCAACAGTCTTACCATCGTTATATTCGCTGATGATGCCTTGTTCGGCTATGCCCTTATTGCATTGAATGTATAAATCCATTTGATCTGCCAGCATAGTAATGGCGTGTTTGTCCTGATCATTGCCAATGCCATAGGTCAAATAGAGAAAGTCGGCAGTTTCCAAAATGAACTTTTGCTTGTTCCAGGCTTGGGGATTGTCCAACCACTCAGCGGGTGGAATCCTCTTGCGTAAAGACTCAGGAATCAGAACGCCTTGATTCACGCCTTTAGTTCCTTGAACTATGTGGAGTTCTGGTGGTAGTTTGTTTTGCATTTTTGGTTTCTCCTGTTGCTATGTTACAACACCCCCCTCTGGGAAGTCAATTTGTAGAAAATGGCGATCCCCCAATTTTCTAC